TTGATTCTTTTCCTTCTTGTTTAACAGCAGATATGAAATCTTTAATTTTAGTTTTCATATTATCTATAATACCATCTTTAATAATAGGAGAAACCATATTCCATATTTCTTCTTTTTCAGTATCATTGATGTCTGGAACCATATGAAAGAATTGTTCTTTATTATTATCCCTAATAGCTTGACGTGTTTTAGTTCCACTTACACCTCCAGAAGTAGTAATTACTTTTACTTCAAGATTAGGATATTTACTAATTGATTTAGTTCGATTTTCAATATCAGCTAAATCACCCTCATCTCCATCTCTAGCTCCTAATATCCAATAAACCTTAGTATCAGGATTTTCTTTAGCATAACCTAAAACAGATTTAACAGGAGCAACTGATGCCTCTACATCAACTTTAGGTGATAAGTAATTCTTATAAATGTTCCAAATTTTAATTGATTCATCTTGAGTAATACCATCTCTAACACCTCCACCTACAAATATTTTTAATTCATCAATTTCAGGAAATTTTTCTAAAGTTAATTCAGCGACATGAAAATGACCTTTGGTAGGAGGTTTAAAACCACCACCATAGATAGCCACTGTTTTTTGCTCACCTAACAGTTCTTTTAATAAAGACTGAGTAAGTAGATTCATTATTTTAATTTCATTATTTTTTCTTTGGCTACTTTTTTCTTGTCCTCAATGGTTTGTTTAGCATTGCGAAATTCAGTCATAGCATCTTCCATTTCTTTAAGAGTAGTTTCATACTCTTTAATAGCTTCAGTAGCAGCTCTACGTGCATCAGATTTTTGTTTGTAAATACCTAATACTTTTTTCTCATCTAAACCACCTCTAACTTGATTAGCAAAATATGAAACTGTAGATTCAAATACAAGATCATCAACAGTATCATTTTTTGATGTAGGTTTTTCAGCTACAAAGAATTTACCAATTTCGTCCACCATTGATGTTTCAGCTTCTCCAATTTGGTCCATTTCTTTTTCTTCTATTTCATTTAATAAATCTAATAATTTTTTCATTTGTTTATAAAGTTAGTGATTTTTGTTTTTGCTTGTTCTATTGTATCAAACTTAGGTTGTGATTTAAGTGTTTGTTTGATATCTGAATATATTTTTTCTGATTCTGCTTTAGATTTTGCTTTTTCTTCAGGTGATTTTTCTTTACCTACTTGTCCTAAAGGTTCAATATAGGTTTTATAAATAAATTCTTCATCAAAATCTTTATTAGCGTCTTCAGGGTCTAGATTTACTAATGTAAAGTTATCACCAAATGTTTGTTTGTATGTGTCTATATTGGTATTTACATCACGCCAAGAACGAATCACAATACTTGGCAATAATGATCTGTCTCGCTGTTTATTACGTTCTAGTGAGGTAATAGGCGATACATAAGTCATTATCATTGCTGTTTCATAACCTAATGATTCTAATTCTTGTTTTTTCTTAAGTAATGTTTTAGAAGAACCTCCTACACTATCTATTAATAAATTTTTAGCGTCTTTAAGAGCATTTTTAAATTTAGTATCTGTTTCTTTTCTCGCTTGACCCATTAATTCACCTGCTTTTTTTAATTCATCAGGTGACATATTAGCTAATTTCATTCCAATACCTGAGGATTTTAATAATTCTTCATAGGTATCATCCACATTAATAGTGGTAAAATCAGAAGGTATTAGTTTTTTAGATATAAATGATTTCCCTGACCCTGCTGGACCTGCCATAAAAATTGCTTTTGGCTTGCCTTGTATTTCTTTTAATAAAGATATCAGTCCAATCATGGATATTATTTGTCATAAATATAATAAAAATAAATTAGGATTCCAAATTCCTTTTTACTGTGGTCTTGAACTCAGTAAATATAGGAGCATGAGTAGGATTTTCTAAATCAAATAAACGTTTTACTGTTTTAAATATATCAATGTTTTCCTCATGTGTTCTAGTAGACAAAACCATTTCCCATCCTTTACCCTGCATCTTTTCTTTATTGGTTTTGCGTTTAGATGATTTTAACCAAAGAATACCATAATTATCTACTTTTTTACCATAACATTCCTCATAACACTTTCCATAAACAGCAGTTTGTAGTTCATAAGTAGGCTGAATATGATTAGATGTTTTAAAGTCAATTAACCAAAGTTTATCTTCAATTTCAACAATTAAATCACAAGTACCTGCTACCTTTAATTCATCTGAAAATAAATGAACTTCCGCTTCAATTAATTTAGGATTATATGTTTCCCAAAAGTCTACAAAACGTAAAAACATTTGCCAAACATCAGGACTATATTGAGGATTACCATATTGATTCATAAAATTCATTTCTTTACCTTCAAGGTATTCTTCAATCATTTCATGAACTTTAGTTCCTTCTTCACCTGCTTTTTTAACAATATGTTCAGCAGAATAACCTACTTTTTTAAGCCAGTCCTCAAAAAATTTACCTTTAGGATAATAACCTAAAACATAAGTAATTGATGGATAATATTCTCCATTTCGTCTGTAATAACGAGAGTCTGGTAATGTTATTTGTTTAGCATCATCTGATACTTCTAAAATTCTGTTGTAAGATTTTTTAATTTTACTCATAAGTAAAGTCTTTTCTCAAGTAAACCTGAGAATGTTAAAGGTAATGAATCTGAAATTGTGTTTATGAAATTCTTAAAACCCATTTCACTTGGGTCCTTATCTTGCATATCTACAAGATAAACTTCTTTGCCTTCATTCATTAATTGTTCACAAAAAGATAAAGCTTGTTTTTGAGCATCTTTATCAAGAGCTATATATATTTTATCAACAGAAGATTTAACAATCTTCCTCATTAGTTTTGACTGTATATTTTTACCTAGTAACGGAATAGCATTACGTTTGATGGCTATTGCGTCAAATGGTCCTTCGCATAATATAAACGGTAAATCCCAATTAATAAACAACTCAAATGGTATGATATCACGAGATACAGATGGGTTTCTATATTTTACTTTAGATTCTTTTTCAAATGATCTTCCTGTAAAATAATTTAATGTTCCATCTTCATCATATGAAGGAATAATAACCATTTTACCATAATTACCTGAAGTGCAATAACCAATATTATATTTTAATATATCTTCTTCAGTTATACCTCTTGATTTAATATATGCTAAAGCGTGTCTACCTAAAATATCTGATTGTTGAATATTAACTAAGGGTTTAAACTCTTTAGGTAAAGACAATTTTTCAACTTCTTCTTGGTTTTTATAAACAATAAATGATTTAACAATGGCTTTTAACTCCATCATTTTTTCAGGTGAAGCTCCTACTGCTTTAAATAACTGTTGAATTTTTTTACCTTTTTTATCACAAGCCCAACAATGCCATTTTTCATAATGAGATGAACCTTCTTCAAAATTAATTTCTAATTTAGGTTTATGATGTTTACAAAAAGGACAATGATGAGACTGATTACCTCTAGAAGTAGATTTGCCTGTACCTAATACAGAATTAACTAAAGCAATCAGTGGTTGATTGAGCATAACTATAATATACTAAGAAATACTTAGATTACCAAGTTAAGAAAAATCCTTAGTGAAGAATTTTCCTAAAATGTTATCATTAAAATAACCTTCAGGATTTTCTAGTACACTATATTCAAATAAATACTTACATTCATAGTAAGTAAGAAGTTTTTTATTAGGAACCAATTGTAATATCTCACGGGTAAATTCCTCTTGTTTACCGTCCTTAATGAGTGCTAAAATTGGTTTAGCAGATCCATAATAGGTTTTCCAGTCTGATTCTTTTACTACCACCTTAGTGGCTGACTTCCTGCCTGGACCTGTTTGTTCTGCTAGTTCCTTTTTTGTTAATTTTTTCTTTACATTATGGTAAAGAACTTTTTTGCCTATGTAAGCTTTACCTGTTGGTCTATGTTTTACAACATAAATAAAACCAAAGGTATTTTCAGGGAAATCTTCAATTGAAGAATATTCTTTTTTTGTTAATAACCCACTATCACTGTCTGTTTGAGAAAACCATTCATTCATAATATTATCTATCTATGTTTATAAGTATTGTAGTATCTGTTGTAGGTGATATAGGAAGAGGTTGAGATAATTTTCCTACTGCTAATAAGTTTTTATCATCATCATAAAGTCCTACAGTAGTCACATAAGGTGAAAAATAAGAACCAGTAGAAAAATCATACACAAATTGATTTGGTGTAAAAAATGTTCCTACTGAACTAGATATTTGTGTGCTTCCTGAAGTTATTGATGAGTTTAATGTAAAATTAAATTCGTTTTCTCTTACTGTACATTTATATTGAGTTTCATAAATAGTAAATGAAGATGAGAATGAACAAGTTACATTAGATGATGTTACAAAGTTTCTAGCTATAATAGGATCAGTTAAACCATATACAGCACCACCATAATCAGCGAAATCATAACCATCATTTAATGGATCAGTATCACTTGTTATGACAGCTACACCATGTTGATAAAATATATTTCCACAAACTCTATTTGAAACAGTATGTATTAAATTACCTTCTCCATCATCAATAATAGAACCACTATCTGCAGTCCATCTAAAAGTACCAGGCATTATATAATTACCAAATAATGATGTGGGTATTGATAATACTCCAATTTCAGCACTAGCAGAATTAGGAAAATATTTAGCAAAAGTTAATGATGTAGTAAAGTAATCAGCGTACCTTCCTGTTGAAGAAGTTATACCTACTAAAACATCACCACTAGGATCTCTACCTGGTATTAAACTAGAAGTTACAGCTGGTAAACCATAAGTTGAACCTGAGTTTATTATGTTTCCATAATAAATTTGTTTAATAGAATCATAAATTAACTCTTGATATTGAGTAGTGACTTGTCCTGTAGTAGGAGCAGTTGAAGGATTGAATGGATTTGAATTTAGATTTTTTCCTAAATATCTATCAATACCAACATTTGATCCTGTTAAGGAAGCAGCTCCCGTAAAAGTAAATCCTTTATTTACTTCAAAAGGAGTGACAATAATGTCGGAGGATAGAAATTGTTTGTAAGCACCCATTCATTTTAGAAATCTAACTTAACTCTAATCAATGCTTCTTTTGTAAAATCTTTAACTAAAGGTTTAGACAATTTAGCAATAGCTAATAATTCATTTGTATCATTATATAAACCTACAGTTGTAATAAAAGTTTGTGGACTATTTATAAAATTAGAATATATTACTTCACCAGTTGAACCTGAAATAAATGATGGATTTTCTGAGTAGTTAAATTCTGAACTTCTAGGTCTTATAAAAACATAATTTGAAGAAATAGTTTCTTGAGAATTTAATTTAAATCCACTACCTAAAGAAGCACTAATAGCTCTATATAAAGAACTCATAGGCGTTTCATTTATTGTGGAAGCAGTTGCTGGAATTGAACCGCTATAACTAAAATTAATACCACCACCTGCTGTTGAGCCTGCTAAAGCTCTAGCATTTAAAATAATAGTTCCAACATCTGGTAATAACCAACCGTAAGAACCAGATAATAAAGAATACCCATCAGCAGTAGTTGCAGTACCTGTAAATCTAACCCCTGAGGATCCTGATATTAATTGGTAAACTCTTCCTGCTTCATTAAATATAACTGAAGAGGCATAAGCACTATTGTCTGTTAAAGACATAGTTGTTGAAGCACTTAATACTAAAGTCATTGAACCTAAAGCTATTGATTCTTTATATCTAGCTCTTTCCATTGAAATAACAAAGAATTCAGATTGAGTAACTCCACCAAAATTAAAGTTAGTGTTTTCATCTCCAATAGCTAAATTTTGCCATTGTCCATAAACAGTAGATGAAGGTGATTTACCGTTAACTAATTGATTAAAGTTTATACTACCACTTCCATCAACATTCCCGTAAGCAAGTGAAAATTGAGTTAATGAACCTGATAAGTTAGATGCTGTATTGTAAACATCTAAATAATATCTACCTGAGGTACTACCTGATTGAACAGAAGAAGTAAAAAAGGTTGTTAATGTTGGTGAACCATTTGACCATACAGTACCCTGAATTGAATCAGAGCTTACTATAAAATCATCACCTTCTAATCTTTTAAATGACATATTCTATATATTAAGATGCTTTAGTTACTGTTACAGGAATAGTTAAACGAGCACCACTATCTCTACCTTCTACAGTTAATGTAGCATATAAAGCAATATTTGTACCAAATAAAGTATTTATAGTAGTTGCTCTTAAATTAATAGTAGTTCCAACTACTGTTTTAGAAACACTAGTTCCTAAAGTAGTTTGAGCATTTAATGCTTGAGCTTGAGGAGTGTTAATACCTACACCTTCAAAAGTTGAGAATAATCTAACATCAGAAATAGTAGCTGTATATCCACTTGATTCAAAAGTATTACCACCTAAATAATTTAATGTTTGAGGAGTAATTGCTAATGAAGAACCTTGTTTAATATTAATAGCACTTAAACCTAAATCTAAAATAGGTAACTTAGCAGTACCACGTGGTAAAGTAGTTAACTTATATTTCATCATTTGAGTTTCTTGAGGAAATGCTTCTAATAAAGGCATATTAGCTATAGCTTCACCAAAAAAAGCAGAACCTGAAGGATGTGATGGATTGTAAAGAGTATAATCTATTTCATCATCAGCTAAAGAAAATTGAGTGATATTAAAACCACCTTTAGCTAGTAATTCTCTTCCTTTTGTTGTTAAGATAGCGTCTACGGTTACTATACTATTATTTTGATATCCCATTGTTTTTTATTGTTTATTATAAATATATTTAAATTTAGTTTTTATGCTATTATTCCTGCTTCTCTAGCTAAATCATAAGGATTATAAGCTGGATTAAAGTTTTCGGGGATTAAGAAACCAGGATCAGTAAATGATGGTTGTGTTGTAATTACAATATTAGTTTCATCAGGTATTCTTCTAAATATTCTGTAATTTTGATTTAAATATCTAGTAGGACCAGTATATATTCCTCCTAAAATTGAATTAGCTATTGATGCACTAACTGAAGGAACAGATTGAATATCTTCTGAGGCATCAATAGATCCAAATTGAACTCTTTGTAATCCATTATATGAAATATCTAAAGAACCTGATCTTGAACCACTTTTTCTAGCATCTCCAAATCTAATTATATCTCCTGTAGTTAGAGGGAATAAAGTATTAATATAATCTACACTTGAAGCAGTAATACTATTAGGATTAATATTTCCCACTAAAGAATTTTGAGAAATATCATATATATAAAATTGACCTCCAGGTGTTAAACTATAATCACTAAAACTTCCTGTTTGCGATGATGTTAAAGCGTCTAAAAAGGCATCTGATTGTCCAAACACTGGATCTGTATCAGTATCTGTTAAATCTGCTAATATACTTGGTCCTATAGTTCCACTACCTGTTGAAAAGAAAGTTCTATAAAAACTAGTTAATAAAACTACTGACGGATTATTTGGATCAACCCCAAAACTTCCAGTTGCTATTCCTGCTGTTGATCCTGATAAAGCACAAATTGTTTGAAATTTAGCTCCTCCTTCTAAAATAGTTACTTGAGGATTTTTCTTACCAGCGGCATACACTGTTGGTAATATATTTACTAAAGTTCCCTTAACAAATATGTTAGAAATTTCATCTACATAAACATTATCCCCAGTTAAAGGAATCGCTGTACCTTCTGTTGTAATAGCATAAACAGCATGAATATTACTTCCTCCAGGAACTTCAGGAAAAGCAGATTCAATATAATCAAAATATATAAAATAATTTGAGTATCTAGAAGCATTAGGTTCTTGTGATTGGGTAGATGGAGTAACTATAGAATATTGATTATTTATAAAAGCATCAGAAGGTTTATTATAAATAGGTTTGTTAAAATCAGGAGAAGTTATTTTACTACCATCATACCTTAATGCTGTATTTTTATAAGAAGTATAATTAGAATCAGGAATTTCAAACTTAACTCCACTTCCACTTAATAATAGTTGTTGATTAATAGGTAATACAGCATTATCAGAATAATCAACATCCATAAAGAATGAACTTAAAGTACTTGATGATACATTATTAACTAGCACATTATAAGGACTTAATTCAAATAATGTAATATCAGGATTTAATTGAGTAGTATAACTGTTGTTTGAATTTAAACTTTGAGTAGAAACTACAAAATTAGATCCACTTAATTCACCATTAAAGAATTCAGATAAATCATCTCTTGTAAATGGTATAGATCCACTATAAGATGAATAAGAACCAGTCCAACTTTGTGTTATTTGGAATTGTAAACTTGATGATAAATCAGGCCAAGAACCTCCATCTGAACCTGTAATAGTATACATTGAAATAGATCCTGTATAATCAGATTGGGTGAATTCCATCTGTGGAACAGGATATTTATTTCTTTCTAACATATGTTGTTTGATTATGATTCCTGATGCTAAACTGGATTTAGCAGGAATATAATCTTTAACCATTTTAAATAATGAGTTATCAAAAAACTGTATTAGTCTGATGAAATCATTCCAATCATAATTTGAGGCGTATTTTTCAAAATATAAATTTCTTAAAATATCTAAATCATAATAAAATTGATCTTTAGAACTTATTTGTCTTGGATCACCTATTAAGTCTCCCATATTAAAGAAACCTAAAGTTGACATTATATCCTCATTTATTTCATTTTGAGGAGATAAACCAATCTCAGTATAATTAACATCATCAGTATATGAAGAACTTATAGAATATTTTTGTTGTATTGAGATGTAGGGTGATAATGTTGTGTTATTTGGAATATTTGCTTCTATACTACTAGTTAAAGGTAAAACAATATTAGCTGTTCTAATTTTATTAGAAACAATATTTTGTATACCAACAGCAGGTTGGTCAAAGTAAATTACTTCTCTATTAGTATCCCAAGTGAAACTTCCACTAAATGAACCTGTAGATGGAGCACCTGTAAATGATTGTGTTACAAAAGAACCCGTTATACCTGGGTGGATTGATGTTGAACCTGTATATAATTCTCCTCCTAAAGGTAATCTGAAAAATAAACTATTTTTAGAAGATTGAGAACCACTTATTGTATTTCCTTCAATAGATGAAGGATTCATTACATAAGCATCAAATGCACTTTCACTTAAAGGAACATTATAATATCTTATTTCTTGATAAGAACCACTAAAATTAGTATATGTTTTTCCATTTAAAACACTTCCAGTTCCAAAAAATAATCGGTGGGGTGTTCTCCAAAAATTAGTTCCTGTAAAACTAGAAGATGCTTGAAAACCTATTATGTTTCCATCTACACCATCATATATTTTATTTTTAGCATATAAAGTATAAGTAGTAGCAGAACTAGAATTAACATTAATTAGTACTGACCACCAATCTCCATTATAGAAAGGCAAATATACACTTGAAGATAATGAACCTGAAATAAATTTTAGAGTAGCATATTGATAATCAGTGTCTTTAATTGAACCATTATATGATCCACTTGTATAACCTGATCCTGTGTATTCTAAAAACACACCAAAACGAGTAGTTGAACCACTATTAACAAAAAGTGATTGTGAGTAAGGAATTGATGAAGTAGGTAAACCAGATGTTTTAAATCTAAATTCTATAGCTTTAGGAAAAGTAGTTCCATAAGGAGATGATGAAGCTGTAAAAGGAATTAAAACCGCAGATGAGCCAGTTGTTACAAAAGCATAATTAAACTCATTTTGCCATTGGTCAAAAGTGTTAAGGTTTTTATCTTTACCTCCAAATTCATTTATTCTTAAAACAGTATCAGGAACACCAAAAATATTAATCAAAGCTTTTAACCCTTGAGGTGTACCTTTTTTCTTTAATAAATAAGGTAAATTATGATATATTTTTTTATAAATTAATTTATTATAATCATCAATAGTAGGTACTAAAGAAGCTGATATTGATGAGGTTATGTAATTAGTTATTAATTCACTTCCTGTTGGTAATAAACTACCACCATTAGGATTTGCACCTATTAAAGTATTATATAGATTATCAGCAGTAAAATTACTAGCATATAATTTAATACCTAAAGATTTTAAAACATCTGCTACTATATCTTTTGATACCCCTAAATTTAAATTATTATTTGAATCTAATTTTTCAGTTATATTTTTTGTATATAACCATATTTCATCAAACAATTGACCAACTAAGTCTACAAATACAAGATAAGGATCATTTGATGAATCTTCTCTTATAAATTGAGGTATAGTATAATATAAATAATTTTGATTATTTGAATCATATAAAGAAGCAGTAACTGATTGAGTAGCATACCAATTTATAGCTTGTGAACTTGTAGGATCAAATAAAATATAAGGAGCAGTAGAGTTTTGTTTAGGCCAAGTTTTTGATTCAGAATTGTAATATAAATAATATTCATATTTATCAAAACTTCCAATTGTGGTTTGGATTTGATTTTCAAGAATTGCTTTACTTGAAGAAACAACAATAGAAGCAGAGGTTGGACCTGATATTGAAGATGATAAAGTATTTAATTGAGCTTGTGAAGCTGAAATGTTATAAATTTTTGTTTGAAAATTAAATAATCTTTGGGCTGCTGATGAGAAATTAATAAAATTATTATAATCACTATAATCAACATTTATTTGAATATCTGATCCTGAAATGTAGTTTATTAATTGGTATAATGAGCTAGAGTTATTTGTATTTAATAATGTATTATAGTTTTTATAGTAAGTAGTATTATTTATTTGATCAAATATATCCAAATTGAAATTAGCTGGTTTAATATAACTTAATCCAGCTGTAACATCAACAATATTCTCAAATTCTACTTCAAACCCAACTGATTCAGCTGATTTAGTAACAACATATGCTTCTGCTTTTAACTGAAAGGATTGGGGTAAAGCACTATATAATTTAATTAATAAAGAATATTGTGAAGTTGAATTATCTAATAATATATTAACAGCTAAAACTAATTGGTTACCACCAAAGTTTAAATAAAATTCATCAAAAAATTCACTACTATTAAGTTCAGATTTAAATTGCTCATAAGCAATTTGTAAACTATCATTACTAATAAAATTAGATTTTAATCTTAATTCTGTTCTATCAGAAGAAATTTCACTAATGTAAAATCTATTAGTTGATGAAGAAGTTAATTTATTAGATACAAAATTATAAACGGATTTGACTGCTCCAAAATTATAACCAAAATTATTTAAATCAATAACAGGATCAATTTCAATAGTAGAAATAGAATCTTTAGTTGATGCTAAAGAAGGATCACTAATAACAGACCAGTTGTTATAGTTAGGATTAGATACTAATAAATTATTATTTAAGTCATAAATAAAATATTCAACAATATCTGTTTTTACATTAAATAAACTAGAAGTGATAGTAGATTGAATAATGTTAGAATCCTCACTTGAAAAAGTTTGAGGAGCTAAAGTATTTGGATCTATTGGACTAATTTTAACCATTTATATTATTTAATGTATTTTTAAGAGAAGTTAATGTTTGTGATGATGTTTGTGTTTGTAAATCTAAATTTTGTTGTCTTAAAACATTTATCTCATCAATCAATGCTTGGATAACATCATCGTTTTGAGTATTACCAATATATTCACCACTTGTTTTTACAAGGTAAGCATGAGAATTTGTATCTCCAAGTTTAGGTATTTGATAAAATAATTGATTGTAAAAATCAAAAAATTGTTCTATTGTTGGAGGTGTTGTAACAACAGAAGAGGTTACAGGTATATTTAGTTGAGTAAAACTAGTGTCAACAGTATTTTCAAACTGTTGTTTATCAAATACTTGTCTATTTAAACTAATATTAGCCATTAACTATCTTAAAATTATAATTATTATCAAATACTAAAGTTGATCCATTTATGGTTGTTTGAATTAAAATCTTATAATATCTTTCAGGTTCTAATCCATTCATATACAAAGTAAAGAAACTACCACTACTGTTGCAGCTTAGTTTAGTATATGTAGTATCAAAATCAATTACATATTCATCTGTATCTAGATCTTTTATAGCGTAATAAGAAGCAGTAGGTAAAGCATAGTTTTGAGTATAAACTGAACTTGTAACCCATGCTCTAGTAGGATACTCAGGAGCAGCATTCACACTAAAAATATTAATACTACTAGAATAAAATACTCCTGGGTTTTGATCAATTGTTACTCTAGCAGGAGTAGTATTTAATACTGTTAAACTTCCTGTTGAGTAAGTAAAATCATTCCATTTAAACTCTAACTGAGGAGGATAAATAGTATGAGTATCTCTTGAAAAATATTTTAAAGAAACTTGAGAATTATTATTAGCTATAAACTCTTGAGACTCTGTTTGTCTAACAATAAATCCATAATTAATAAATGAACTTGAATACCATTTTGAAACAATAGAAGTTACATTTGTATTAAGGTCTAAATCTGAGTAAAAATTAAATGATTGAGATGCTTGTGAACCAGTATACCAAACTCCACCACCTGAAGATGAAGGATTATTAGTTAAATTATATGATCCTGTAGTACCTGATGTAAAGCCAGTTGTAGTCCATCTAACACTTCCAGAATAATCTTTCCAAAACCAAGAACATCCATTGCTCACCTCAGGTAACTCTAAATAATGACCAGTACCCATAGACCAGTTTTCAGCTACAGCATTAATAGCTATAGAAGAAGTATTACTTAAACCTGTTGCGTTTGATATAAAAACTCTTAAATTAGATTGCCATGTTGATCCTGATATTTTATTATTAATAATATCATTAATATCTGTAGAATCAAATTTAATTAAATATCTAGATGTTTGAGGATATTGTCCATCATTTCCATTAACTCCTATTGTAAAATTAGTAGATGCTTCTATTATTTCATCTAAACCAGTATTCATAGAAGGGTATCCTGAATAAAGGGTTGTATCTGCTATGGGGAATAATTTATATACTGCCATTTTGTTTTATTATAAAGATACTATTCTTCCTTTAATATCAGTATTAGGATATTTAACTTCAAAAATCATAGGATCAATTGAAGGATAAACTACATTATTTAAAGTAGCAGAAGGTAAATCATAAGCATATTGACTATATCCTAAAGCAACATCTGTTTTATTTGTAATACTAATATTTTTTACTGTTTGTACACCATCTATATTATCTAAACCAACATATAAATCTCTTAAAATAATAGGTTGGTTAATTTGCCAATTATCTATTTTAAAATAATTTTGGATTGTTTGAATACATTTTAATAAAACTTCATCATTATTATAATTAGGTAATACTACAATATCAAAATCAACTCCTATATTAATAATAAAAGCATCTTTTAATTTAATAGAATCATTTACCATTCTATATTGAGAAAGATAAGTGATAATATTTTGTTTTAAAGCAGGTGAAGCAGTTTGAAGATTTTTATTAACATCATAACTTAAAACATACATGTTAATTGAACTTGGAGCTTCATTTAATGAAAGTGTATTAGCTTTTTCTTGTACAGTATATATTTTAGCTATATTACCATATTGAGAAGGTAAACTTAAAACCCTAACATTATAATCATCCGCAGTAACAGCTCTTTGTTGTGATTGAAAATTAGATAAAGAGTTTTGTCTTATTTCTTCTATAGAATCTCCATAAGAACCTCCTGTAGCTGCTAAAGCATTAGTAACTTGTAAAGAAGAATATATTTGGTTTGCTAAAGATGAATTAGCAATTGTTGAATTTTTAAAAGTAACATTAGTATTACTAAGTGAATTTAAATCATTAGCAGGTACATTAGCATCTACTCCACCACCAGTTAGATACCTTATAGTTAAGGTAGTATTAGCTGGAGCAACACCATATGTGTTTGTAAAAACAAAGTTTGTAGGAGAAAAAGCTGTTGTTAATTTACTTTGTTCAGAAGGTAATCCTAAACCTACATTGTTTGGGTTTGGAATAATTACTTCTGTTGTATCAGTTGGATTTCCAGATCCAAATAAAATTCTTAATGATCCTGAAGTTAAGAAACGAGTAGCAAATCTATTCTGTACTTGTTTTATTTTTAATAAATTAGGAGTATCAGTTGATGTATAATAATTAGGATCATTAGGGTTTGTATTAACTACAGTATCATAAATAGCATCTTGAGCTAAATTATCAACCTCATACCAAACATTCTGATTAGAATCAGTAACATCTAAAATTCCAATAATACTACTATCATTAATATCTGTATAATTAAAAGGAATAGGATCTGTAAAACTAGCTGTTTTAGTTTTAATAGTAGCAGATATTGCTTGTTTTGATTTTTTTATTAAATAATAAGTTGGAACTCCTCCACTTGTTTGATATACTGTAACTTGAGTAGGATCTGAAGAACTAGAATATGAAAAATCAATTTTATCTTGAGTTAAAAATCTAACATTTTGGTTTTGAGATGAGTTAACAGTTGTATTAGCTGGAATTTGTAAGGCATAATTAAAATCAGGAATAGTAACACTACCTGAAGTTGTAGCTGGTAATGTTTGATAAAAATCAAGAGTAACAATAGCGGCGGAAGTAACTTTAGGTTTGTAACCTAACATATAAGCTAAGTCATACAAATTATTAGATTGACGAGCATATTGTAAAAATGTTTCTTGAATTTGATTATCTAAATAAAATGATAAAACATCACCTACATAAGCAGCCATCTCCATAAACATCATACCTGGTGATGCAGGAGTAAAATCATTATAGGAGTTAGGGAAGTAAGTTTTTGAGTATGATATCAAAGTATCCCTTAATGAATTGAAATCCCTATTTAAATATTTTATGTCTCTTTTTATTGCCATTTTATATAGTCACTGTTATGTTATCATTAATACCAAAATTAGCTACGCTATAAGTAATATCAATGTTTAATTGGTTAAAATCTTGATTTGGAACTACATTAATTGATTGAATTGTTACAAAATTAAAATACTTATTAATTTCATCTTCAATTATTGTTTTTAATGTAATATCTATATCTGTTGTTAAATTTTCAAATACAGTCTGTTGAATTATACTACCAAATAAAGGATTCATCACTCTTTCTCCTTTTCTAGTAGAGAAAAAATTAATTAAATTATTTCGGATAGCATCTCTAGTTAAATAATTAGAAGTAAAAACCGCTCTTCCTGAAAATGGAAGATTTACTCCAACCGCTTTTTGAGGTTGAGTATCAATTGGAAATTTATTTCTAACTATAAAAGCCATTATTTATTCATTAAAGCCATTATTTGGTCTAATCCAACATTACCTTCAGGTAAAGCTCCATTAATAGCATCTACATGCCCTTGTGGTTGAAAATTTCCAGCATAAGCAGTATTAGCTACTCCACCAGTTTGCATTTCTTCTAACATACCACTAAACAGATTACGTCTTTCAACAGCAGATAATTTTTTAGGATTTTCAAGATTAGGTTGAGCGTAAGTATTTTTTGATTCAGTTACTGTACCATAACCACCTACTCCAACAGGAGTACCCTTAGGAGCTTTTACTGCTTCCAATATAATTTCACGTAACTCTTCATGGATAGCTTCTTTTACAGCTTCCTTGATCATTGATTTAAATTCTGATAGTTTCATTGTTTATAAATATTAAATTAATTAGCTTTTAAATTATCTCTATCAATTATAAATTTTAATTGTTCTACTAATATTTGAGGAGTAGATGTAAAAGAATATGGGGTTGAAATTAAGATTATTCCTTGATTATTCCTTCCAACAGCTCTATATTGTTTAACAGTAGGAGTATAGTTTTTTTCTTCTATTTCAATTAAAAAATCTTGATAAGGAAAAGAAGTAGGAGTTGAAATAATCTTGTTTTGATTATCAATTACTGTTGTAACTAAAGGTGAGAAATTAGTTATATTAACTAAAGTATTATTTTGAGCAGAACATTTGTTTAATAATTCTAATATTTTATTTATTGTATTAACAGTATCTGTTAAAAAAGTATTAAATATATTAATTGAAATTAAAATTCCTACTAATGGAGCTGATATTTGAGGTATTATTGGATTACCATTATTATCAAATAAAGTTTTTTGTCTTAAAAAATCTAAAACATCTACTGCACCTACTATTGCTCCTGGTAATCCTGGAGGGGGAATAGCTTGAATAATAGCTGTTGCTATGGGGATAGTAAGATTTAAAGTATTAACAATTTGTTTTGTAGTATTTAAAATAGTAGTAGAATTATTAACAGTTTGATTAAGTCTGTCAATAGTATTTACTTGGGAGTTTATATCTTGTATAAAATTATTTAATATAGGAGTAATAGTATTTACTACATCTGCTGAGGGACAAGTAGTAGGCAGATTATTAATATCTGTTATATTTAATTTTTGTAAAATAGGAGTTAAAGTAGAAGTTGATTTATTAGACAAGTCAACAGCTTTATCTAAAATGATTTTTCTAATTTTATTTAAACCTTTTTGAGATAAATCACTAGATTGATTCTGTGTTAAAATTCCTACTATTTTATTAATATCAATAGATGAGGCCATTATGTTGTATAGTTATTTTTAGATTTTAGACTATTCAACTCTTGTTGTAAAGCTAAAATATTGTTAGACAATATAGGCCCTATAGTATTAAATTGAGTTAATGGACCAGGACCAGTAGAAACCACTGTTGTACAAACATCAGCAAATGTTTTTAAATTAGATAATAATTGATTTAATAAATCAACAGTCTTGTTACCTAATAATAAAGGTTCATTAGCATCTTTTGACCCTAGATAAACATTTTTAGTTTGAGTTACAAATATAGGTGAATCAACATTAACAGATGAAATACTATTAAGATTAATACTTTTAGCAGAACTTAATAAAATATGATCTTTAGAAGAATTTAAAACTAATCTACCTGAAGATAAAATAATTTGGTTTGAGTTATATTCATTAGGTGATATTGGGACATCTGATTTGTAACTATTATAAGTTGAACTGGCTGATTTTAAAGGAATTTTTTGATTACTAGTTAAATAAATAGAACCTGAATCTTGGTTAATGTCTTCAACAATAGGAATCCAAGATGCTTTTTTATCATTATATTGACCATTTCTTAAAATGGTTATTGGTTTTGAATTTGGACCTACAGATGACCAAGTATTATCACTACCTGTTACAGTTGAACTAAATCTTAATGATTGACCCCATCTACCTTCAAAAATGATATCTCCTTCATAAGGTTGTAAATTTCTTATATTAGGTTGTTCATCAAAAGTTTCTCCTAAATCAATATCATCAACTCCATCAGTGGTTTTAACTCTAGAACCTGCTTCAACTTGTTGATTGGTTTTTTGTTCTGAGGGTGTTTTAGTAGAGGTAGAAAAAGGATCAGGTAAAGCATTATGGTGAGTACTATTCCATATATTAATAGGAAGAAAATAATAGAAAGTAGTATCATTTGTATCAATAAAATCAGGATCCTGTAAATTAGGAGATGGAAAACTTATAATATAAGCAATCTCATTTACTAAAGGAATTTGTTTAAAATTAGGAAATAAAGGCAATGCAAAAGGTAAACCTTCAAATTGGTCTTCTTCTTTACTACCTGAAGTTGGATTTGAAACAGAGTCAAAAATTATACCTCCTAAAGCAAAATCACCTTGATACTTATCATATAATTTACGATTATCTTTTTTTATTTGTTCTAAATTTAAAAAAGTATATTTTACCCTAACAGGGGTTATAGAAAAATATCCTGAATCTTGAAGAGTACTAGTATTAAGATCAGTCTGTTGTTGTAAACCTTCAGGATAAAATGCCATTATTTTTTCTCTCCAATGTTTTTAGCTAAATCAAACAATTGTGCTTTTTCTTCTTCAGAAAATGATAAATCATTAGCACCAGTTTGAGCTTGTACTTGTAAAGCACGCTGAACAATAGTAGCCATCTTAATTAATTGTTCATCATTTTTAATACCAATTTCCATATATTCCTTAATTAAAGGAACAACTAAGGTAGCATCACCAATATCATTAATAAGAGGTTTTAATTCACCAATTAAAGCAGAAATTTGTGATTCCTTTTTCTTTTGATTTTCATAAATTTCTTCTAATATATCAGAAAATTTTTTCTTTTTAAATATTACAGCATCTAAACTCATAAATTTTGATTATAAATATTAAAATCAAAACTTTGTATATCCGTGTTCTAAATAAAACACATATCCTTCTTTAAATATATCATAGAGTTTGTTTGCTATTTTAGTTATTTTAGGAGTCTTAACTTCTATTTGTTCACGAATGTAAATATAAAGTGCTTTTTTATTAAAAATATCTATAGTTTCTCGTTTTCTAAAAATTTCTAATATAGCATCTGCTATTTTAGCATCTTCATCTTTTGGAAAAATTTCAAAAATATATTCAGTACAATATTCAGTAAATTCATTTATATAGTAAGATAAACATTCTATAGGTTGGTCATCTTCCATTTCGTATGAATGCTTTTCATCTTCTTCTAATGTTTCTATAGGTAAAGTATCAATGCGTTTTTTATAATTCTTTTGATTTGAAAGAATCAAATAACGTTTAGCAATTGTACCAAAATAAGAATATGCTTTAGCTCCTTTAGATGGATTAAAAAGATGTATTTTGGAAAGTAAAAATGTAATTACTTCAAATTGTAAATCTTCAATATTACTTACCTCAGTATAATAAAACTTAAAAGTATGAATAATATTTTGAGTTAATTTAAAGAAAGCGTAATGAATACGTTCATGATAAATTTTATTCTTTTCCTCAAAAGTAGTAGAGTTATTATATAATACAATAGCATCTTCTGTATCTTGAGTAAAGTACTGTACTCCCTTCTTTTTCTTAACTACTACCTCAATCATAAGTTTTTAATACGAAATTGATTCAAAACATCTTGAATCATTTTAATGTTGGT